TTAAACAATTACAAATAAAATGTCAGAAGTAATTCTCTCCCCTGGTGTATTCCAGAACGAAACCGATCAGAGTTTATATACTCAAGCGCCAGCAGCTCTTGGTGCAGCTATTGTAGGACCTACAGTAGGTGGTCGTCCATTCGTACCAACGTATGTTACTACTTATACACAATATTTATCACTTTTTGGTGATATTTTTAAAAGTGGTAGCTACTATTACGAATATTTTACATCACAAGCTGCTCGTGAATATTTCCAAAATGGTGGACAATCATTATTAGTAACTAGAATTATTAGTGGTTCATCTGGTATTAGTACTTATGCTCAAGCTAATGTTATTAGCCAAGCTACTGTAGGTGATAAATTTGCTACTGGTAGCGGTACTGTATTATTAGCATCAACTACTGCTAATAGTGAGTTTAGAATTGTAGGTAGTGGTTATCCACTATTTAGATTCATTGCTGCTGCTGCTCCAATTCCAGCGAATGATGTTGATGGTAATCTTTATTACTTTGCCTCTGGTTCTTCTTTGCAAATTACTTTAGATAATTTAACTGGATCTATTAATAGTGCTTTATCTGGTGCAGCTGCTCTTTCAGGATATAATTTAATTCAGGCTACAAATACAGCAACTACAATTATATTATCAGGTTCTCAAGCAGGTACAACAGTAAACGGATTTACTTTCCAAACTGGATCTGCTTCAACCTTCTCAACTTTACTTACTTTAGCCGGTGGTACTAATATTTCTACTCAAGCTACTTCGTTTACTCTTGAAACATTAGCATGGGGTGACCAAATGAACAACACTTCTAGTTTAACAGCAGGAGCTTTAGCTAGTGGTTCAGCTCAAAACGTACGTTTTGAAGTAACTAATGTAAATACCGGATCTAACGGTGGTACATTTACAATTGTAGTTCGTCGTGGTGATGATAATGATGCTCAAAAGAATATCTTAGAAACATGGGCTAATGTAAGTTTAGATCCACAATTACCTAACTATATTGCTCGTGTTATTGGTGATTTAAAACCAGTATTTAATGTATCTACCGGACAAGTTGATTTTGAAGGTACATATGCTAACCAATCATTATATGTTCGTGTTGCTTCAGTAACTACTCCAAACGTAGATTCAATTGACAACAACGGTAATTTTAAAACTTCTTTATATGCTTCTACCTTACCATTAGTAGGTAGTGGCTCATATGGTGGTTCATTTAATGGTGGTGTAGCTGATACTAACCTTCCAAAGAACATGAATGAAAACATTACTGCAGCTAATATTCAAGGTTTTACTGCAGATGATTACAACCGTGCTTTCACCATGTTATCAAACAAAGATGAATATCAATTTAACGTATTAATGGCTCCAGGTGTTGGTTTAGATACCGCTGCTGCTGATAATATGATTGCTACTTGTGAAGGTAGAGGTGATGCTATTGCAATTGTAGATAATGGTGTTTACACTAATGCTACAGTAAATGGAGCTGTTCAAAATGCTGCCGGTGCAAATAGTAACTATGCTGCTACATATTTCCCTTGGGTTCAATTGTTTAGCTCTAACTTAGGTAAAACTGTATGGTGTCCTCCATCAACAGTAATCGGTGGTGTATTAGCATTCAACGACCAAGTAAGTGCTGAGTGGTTTGCCCCAGCAGGTTTAAATCGTGGTGGTATTCCATCTGTAATCAGAGCTCAATTCCGCTTATCTCAAACAGACCGTGATACATTATATACAGGAAATGTTAACCCATTAGCTACATTCCCAGGAACTGGAGTATGTGTATGGGGTCAGAAAACATTACAGCGCAAACAAACATCTCTCGATCGCGTAAACGTTCGTCGTTTGTTGATTGCATTAAAAGATTTCATTGGTGGTGTTGCTCGCAACTTAGTATTCGAACAGAATACAGCTGTTACTCGTAACCGCTTCTTAAGCCAAGTAAACCCATATCTTGAGTCTGTAACTCAACGTCAAGGTTTATTTGCTTACAGAGTAGTAATGGATGATACTAACAACACACCTGATGTAATCGATAGAAATCAGTTAGTAGGTCAGATTTTCATCCAACCAACTAAGACTGCTGAATTCATTATCTTGAACTTTAACTTAACTCCAACTGGCGCTACATTCCCTGCATAAGGGATTGTAGCCCCTAATATTTATTAACAGCAATTAAACAACAATAAAAAATGCCAGTATTAAATCCTAACGAAATCATGTTTACAGCGTTTGAACCTAAAGTTCAGAATCGCTTTATCATGTATATTGATGGTATCCCAGCTTATTTGATTAAAAAGGCCAGTGCTCCTGGATTCGAAGCTGGAGAAATTATTTTAGATCATATCAACGTTTATCGTAAAGTTAAGGGTAAAGTTCGTTGGAACGATATGACCTTAGAATTATACGATCCTGTAACTCCAAGTGGTGCTCAAGCTGTAATGGAATGGGCTCGTTTAGCACACGAATCAGTAACTGGCCGCGATGGTTACTCCGACTTCTACAAAAAGAGATTAACATTAGATATCTTAGGTCCAGTAGGTGATATAGTAGGAGAGTGGATTATCATGGGTGCTTATGTTAAAACAGCAACTTTTGGTGAATACGATTGGAGTGCTGATGCTGCTATTAACTTATCAGTTACAATCGCTATGGATTACTGTATATTGAACTTCTAATTCCCCTTCATATTTCTATCTTCAAAGCGCTTGTCGTCAGACAGGCGCTTTCTTTACATATTTATTTATGTAATTAGTAACGTATGCCTTTATTTCTATCACAATCATTTGGACAAACTGCCTTAGACCTAGAAAATCCAGGCCCTTATGGTGGTTTTAATACATTAGATACAATAACCGAATATCCTGCTACTAATACAGGAACTCCAACAAGTGATGCTAACCCAGGAGCTCCAACCAATTTTAACCAATCATATGTTCCTACTAACACATATGTAGAGGATATGAGAAATAATGGTAGCAGATTCTTTAGATATGGAAATAGCGATACTCCATATGATATATTTGATGCAACAAATCTAGATACAGAAAAACCAGGAGTAGATGGTGGTATTCCTTATGACCAAATAAAAGACCCAACTGTATACCCAGTAACAACACAAGCAGTAGATGCTACTACATCAGGGTTTAATGTTATATCAGGATCAGGAGCAAGTAAATATACTCAAAGATATAGTGCAGCTAGTCCTTACTTTCAATAGTTTTCTTGAAATATTATATATTTATATACACACAAATAAAATAAAATTAGTTTATGGCTGAATTAAAGTTACCGACAGAAATGGTTTCATTGCCTTCAAAAGGTTTATTGTACCCAAAAGAATCACCACTTTCAAAAGGTGAAATTGAAATGAAGTATATGACAGCTAAGGAAGAAGATATCCTTACTAACACTAACTTCATTCGCCAAGGTACCGTTATTGATAAATTATTACAATCATTGATTGTAACTCCAATCAATTATGATGATTTGTTAATCGGAGATAAAAATGCAATATTGATTGCAGCTCGTATCTTAGGATATGGTGCTGAATATTCATTTAAATATACTGATGAGCGCGGTAAAGAGATTGATGCTACTATTGATTTATCTACATTAAGTGAAAAATCATTAGATGAATCATTATTTACAGCCGGTGTAAATGAATTTACTTTTACTTTACCTAAAACAAATAACAATATAACGTTTAAGTTATTAACACACGGTGATGAAAAGAAAATTGAAGCTGAAATTAAAGGATTACAAAAAGTAAATCCAAACGGCTCGTTTGATGTTACTACCCGCTTAAAGTATATTATTACTTCTATCAATAATGATCGTGATCAGAAAAACATTCGTGATTTTATTGATAATTACTTACTTGCTGCAGAAGCTAGAGCATTACGTGAGTACTATAATAAAGTACAACCTGATATCAATCTAACATATGTTCCTGAAGATAGTAATTATGTTGGGGAGGGCATAAATGTTCCAATTTCTCTTAGCTTTTTTTGGCCTGACACCGGAGCATAGACCTAACATATTCAAACAAATTCATGAAATTGTATTTCATGGAAATGGTGGATACGATTGGGAAACCGTTTATCATATGCCTTTATGGTTACGTAGAACTACGTTCAATATAATGAAGGAATACTATGATAATGAAAATAAAGAAATAGAGAATCAAAACAATCTATTAAAAAACAAAACAGGTAACAAAAATATATCACGACCAAACATAGCCCCCGCTCCTAACTATATTGCAAAGGCGCCTAAAAAATAGGCGCTTTCAATATTTATACGATGTAATATCTAATTATGGCTGATCCACAACAACTACAACAGCAAGTTGAACAACTTAATGATGAGTTAAATAAAATTAACGACAGGATTGGGGATATTGGTGAAAATTTATCTAAAGGAGTAGTCAACCAACTAAGTAATTCTATTTCTAGAACCAGAACATTAGCAGATAATTTATCAAAATCTAGAGATTTATCTAAAGATCTTAAAGCAACACAAAGTGAATTAAATAAATCTATTGCTAAAAGTGAAGCATTAAGTTTATCAAAAAGAATATCTGAAGAAAAATTTAGATCAGCTACTGAAGCTTTTAATAATGCCCAATCAGCATCAGAAAAAATAGCAGCTGGTAGAAGATTAATTAAAGCTAGAGATGAATTAAAAAGCATCTCAATGCAATTGCAACTTAATGAAGCTATTGAAGATGAAATAAGAAAGTTAATCACTACAGCTGAACAAAGGAAAAGAGAAACTGATTTAGCTGAAAATCTTTTTCAAGCTTTAGAAAAAAATCTAGGTGTTACACGAGAACAGATTAAGGAAATGACAACCTTAGCTGGTTTATTTACATTAATCATAGATCGTGTTTTTGCAGCGGATAGACAAGCAACAGAATTAGCTAAGTCTTTAGGATTAAGTAAAGGAGCAGCAATGGATATAAGACAAGAATTTGTCGAATATTCCAGAGCAGCAGGAGACTCATTTGTTAATACAGATCGTTTACTTAAAGCACAACAAGGATTAACTGAGCAATTAGGTATTGCTGTTAAATTTAGCGGAGAAGAAACAGAACAATTTGCTCGCTTAACAGAAATAGTAGGTTTATCAAATGAAGAAGCAGGTAAATTAGCTGAATTTTCAGCAGCAACAGGAAAAAATACCAAAGATTATGTTGCTGATTTACGTAAAGGAGCATTCTCAGCAATGCAAGCTAATAGAATTCATATTAGCGATAAAGAATTACTTTCTACTATTGGTAAATTAAGTGCAGGTATACTTGTTAAATTCCAAAACAACCCTAAAGCATTAGCTGAAGCAGTAATACAAGCTAAAAAATTAGGATTAAACTTAGAACAAGTAGATAGTATTGGTAAATCAATGCTAGATTGGGAATCTTCAATCGAAAATGAACTTGAAGCAGAATTAATTACTGGTAAAAAACTTAATTTTGAAAGAGCAAGAGCAGCAGCATTGACAGGTGATCAAGCCACATTAATGCAAGAAGTAGCTTCTCAAGCGGGTTCACTTGCTGAATTTGAAAGCATGAATGTTATAGCTCGAGAATCATTAGCTAAAGCTTTTGGAATGAATGCAGACCAAATGGCTGAAATGTTAATGAAACAAGAAGCTATTAACAAATATGGAGATAAAGCATCTGAATTGAATGCAGAGCAGCTTAAAGATATGGAAAAGAGGAACATGACTGTAGATCAGTATCTCAAAATGCAAGAAGAACAGAGATCTGCTCAAGAGCAATTTAATGATCTCATGACAAAATTACAACAAACAATTGCTGATTTGGTATCAGGTCCTCTTGGCACTTTCTTAAGTCTTATAATGTCTATTTTAGATAGTACTGTTGGTTTCTCTATGGTAATAGG